AAGCAGAACATGATCTGTTGGTGAAAGCTGTGGCCAGTAAAAAGAAAAGCAATCAAACAAGTACATCGAAAAAAAAGACGGAAGGGAGCAAGTATATGTTTAGTGTAAGCACAGTAAAAAAAGGAAGCACAGGAAAAGATGTAGAATTAATGCAGCGTCTCTTAAAGAGCAGGGGCTACAAAGGAAAAGACGGAAAAACGTTAGAAATTGATAAAAGTTGTGGCGAAAATACGCTGTATGCTTTGGAAGCTTTTCAGAAGAAAAACAAACTTACTGCAGACAAGATCTGTGGCGAAAGTACATGGAAAAAATTATTATTAAGATAACAAAGAAGGAGAGACTGAGTATTATTTCAGTCTCTCCTTCTTTAAAGATTCAACATCGTGCTGAAGGAAAATCTCCCATACGTCCTGCGGCGTCAGATCATAGCGGACAGCTATCAGAATCATATGTTTTTTCTGGAACTGCTGCCGCCCGTTCCAAATCGTTGAGAAATTGGACGTAGTCATGCCCAGGAAGACCGCAAGCGCTTTATTTGTATCGCCATGATCATCCATGGCCTGTTTCAATTTTTCTTTGTCAAACATTTTGATTCATTCCTTTCTAAAAGGATTACCGTGGAGCGCTTCTTCCTGCAAGGCTTCGGACCTGCCATCGGCGGTTTAATACCGGAGCCCTAAGCCTCCTCGCGATAAATTTCTTCGAAATCTTCAACAACGATCGTTCGCTCGGTTCCACCAAGAACCAGCTCGATCTGAACATAATCGCCATCATCGTCGCAGGATACCGTGATGCTTTCACAGTTGGACTCCAGGACTTCAAATCCGTAATGCTTCAGATCCTGGAGCAGATCATCCATGCTGCCATACCAATCATTCATAATTCCACAAAGTAAAGGTTGTTCATACATAGCCAAGACCTCCTATTTTTCTTCACGAACCCATTTCTCTACGTTTCCAGCTTTACATTCAACAAAGCAATCACAGATATCACGGAAGACTGCGTAGCTTTCCGTTACTCCGCACCACGTGCGTGTTTCAATTCGTACAAAGCGAGCGCTGCGGCTAGCCCAGCCACACCAGTATTTCTTTCCTGCAACTAATTCATTCGCTTTCATTTTCAAAACCTCCGATTCGTTTATTTGCTTTCCTTTAGGTTGTCTGTATATTAGCTCTGATGCCGGTACTATTCAAGTTATTTATAACCGTAATTTGCACAAAGATCTCGGCCGGTTTTTGGTGGTAATTAGTATAATTTATAACTACCTGGAAGCCATGGATCCGTCCGGAAAGAACCGGCGCATCTGGTACCGGCCAGCCCAGGTAAAAGACACCAGAGCCATCTGGCCGGATGCCGCAGCTTCCTGCCTGGCAGCTCGGAAAGCCTGGTCCTGGCTCTGCGTTTCCATATAGAAGCCACCAGCACCGTGCACACGATATATCACATTCATAAAGACACTTCCGTAAATTTACTTTCACTTTTTTATATTGCGGGCTGAACCCCACTCCTTAACTTGATTTTATAAATTAGGCTTTCCTTCAAGTATTTCTTCCATACGACATCCGAGAGCAACAGCTAAATTATATACAATATCAACTCGTGCCTTATTGATATCACGACGTAATTGTTCGTAATTGCCGATGCACTTTAAGGGAACTCCAGAAATTTCAGATAGCTCACTTTGCTTCATTCCTTTCTTTATACGCATGATTTTCAAATTACTTACTTGTATTGTATGTGGGACATTATATCCTTGCATAATAATCTCCTTTATTATATACTAAAAAAGTTGGGTAACACTGTAAACGGCGTCCTAATAGGCGCGTTGGTCAAGATAGCTGCGCACACTAGGGCAAAGAAAATAGTTTATATTTCTTGTAAGCCGACAAGCTTGGTGCGAGATCTTGTAGAGCTTCAGAAATATGGATATAAAATGATTCGGGCGCGTAGCGTTGATATGTTCCCGAATACTGGCCAGATTGAAACCGTCTGCGAGTTGGCCTTGGTAGAAGATCAACAGAACAATCAGCAAAATGACCAGTAAATTGTGACGTCAGCATTTAGGACAACAATTTTATCGATGAGAGAATGGACAAGTCGATGCAGGGATTGAAGATCGCCAGACTCGACAACTGATGGGAAAGATTGAAGATTTTCCCAGGCAGTATCAATCACATTAGAAGCTGTAGCAGGATCTAAAGAAAGTAGGTTCTGTTGCAGCTTTTCTTTTTCCTCTCTTAGATCAGACAGGCGAGGGCCAATGTCATCCAGATTAACAAGTCCAGCTTGGTAAAGGTTTAGGAGTCTTGTTATCTGTTTTTCGATTTCGGATATGCGATCCTGAAGCGCAGAGCAATCAATAGAGGGCTTATCGCTGCATCGTTCAACCATTGAGTCAAAGGAGGCCCGGTCAACGGAAAGTTTTTTAATCTCATTGATAACGAGATTATCCAGTTCTTCTACCGTGTAAGGATGGATACGATTCGAGCAATGGTCAGACTTGATCATTGCGGGAGAGGTTCGGGCTACAGAATGGCATACATATTTCTTTTTGCTTTTCGATACTTTTCTGGCGTACATGCGGGCGCCACAATCGCCGCAAAAGAGAAGGCCGGTTAAAAGGTTGTCTCCGCATCCAGAAGTCTTAAGAGCGTAACAATAGGCTCTTTTATCAATGACTTTATTATGCTCCAGAATGGCGGCTGCCATGTACCAGTCCGTCTCGCTTACAAGAGCTTCGTGAACTCCATCATATAATTCTTCATGTAGGCGCACTTTTCCCATATAGACAGGATTGGAGAGGATTCTGCGCACAGCTGTATTTTTCCCCCAGTCATACTGCCCAGGACCATATTTTTCAAGCATATGGCGGCCGATCGCAGTGAGGCCAGTACTATTCAGAAAAAGCTCAAAGGTTTCTTTTACCATCAAAGATGTGTACGGGTCTACGATCAGCTCATTGCATCCGGTTTTGAATTTATATCCAATAGGAGCATGAGAGCCAGAAAAATATCCTTTGCGAATCCTCGCAACGCGTCCCATTGTAGTTCGGATCCGGATGTTTTCGCGCTCCATTTGAGCAAATGCAGCCAAGATTCCGATGATGCAGCGGCCGAACGGAGTAGAGGTATCAAAGTTCTCCATTATAGAGACAAAGTCGCAGCCATTAGCCAGGAAGACGTCTTCCAGAAGGATGAGAGTGTCCTTTTGGGAACGAGAGAGACGATCAAGCTTCCAGACAAGAATCCTTTTGCAGCGTCCCGTACGGACGTCTGCTACAAGCTCCTGTAAGCCAGGACGATCCATAGAGGCACCAGAATAGCCAGGATCGATCAGAACACGGTTTACTACCCAGTTCATGGCTTGACAGTAGGCACGCAGCTTTGATTCCTGAGCTTCAACGCTATAGCCTTCCTCAGCCTGCTCCGTGGTTGACACACGAACATATAAATCAGTTACGTTTTCAAGTGTGGGATGAATTATAGTTTTTTTATTCATAGGTTCCGCCTTTCTAAAAAAAGTCAAAAAAAATACACCTATGCAGGCGTTGAAAACCGTGCTATAATTCAATTTGTCCAGAAAGAATTGCAGCACAGTGATCAGCTCACTGCAATAATTCAGTAAAAGTCCGCTTAGCGCCTCGAACACGCTCGGCGGACTTTTTATTTATTCGTCATCTTCATCGTCAGAGGAAGATGTATAACTAGTATCATAGTTTTCATCGCTTGACTGTGATTCCCTAAATTCCTCGGCTGCCATTGTCCGTGTGAACTCAGCAGTCGGATCGATCTCGTTTACGATCTGCTCCAACTCATCAATGGAGGAATAGAAGAATTCTTTACGGAGATTTACTTTGTTTACTCGACTCTTATTCAAGCGTTCATGCAGCTTGTTTTCAAGGTCCACGGCATCTTCAGAGAAGATGAAGCTGTGAACGTCAAACTTAAATGGAACACTGGCACTTCCAAGCTCATCAATTCGATCTTGTGGATCCAGACGGCGTGTCATACCGATCTTGAAGACATTCTCACCAAAGGAACCAAGGTTGCTAATGATATACACGTTACCGGCCTTACCGTTCTGAAGAGAGGTGATCTCGTCTTTCTTTAAAACGACATCAGACAGGCTGGATTGAAGAGAAAGGATTTGAGACTTTAACTTTTCGATTTCAGAATCTGCGGCAGACTGAAGCTGTGCAGTAATTCGATCAATTTCTTGTTTGTATTTTTGTTCCTCTTTTTCAACTCGCTTTCGTTCCTGTTCCAAAGCTTTTCGTTCCGCTGCCTCCTGGCGC